TCCCAAGGGATCATATTTTCTAGTTCAGTCAAAGAATATTTATGATGCTGCATCAAGGCAAAATTAACTTTGTAGTATGACTCAAGATTAGTATGAGCCATACTCAACTGAAAAAACTTGCCAGACCCTCCAGGACAACTTCAGATTCTACTTTTGTATTTGGATTTTTAACTTTGACGGTATGAGATAGTTTTGGCATTGTAGTAAAAAATGTCTCAATCTCTTTGAATTGCTTAGTATTCAACTGCTCAATGAATTCTTCCAATTCTTTTTTTGTACAATCAGAAGCACTCCAAGACTCTTCTTGATCGTAAACCATATCGATACATGAAATAATCATATTCAAAGATTTACTAACATCATTTGTATCTTCACTTGTTTCAAAATTGTTTTCAACAAATTGCTCTAATGATGGATATTTTAATTTCATTGAAAGATTATCATCAAGTTTAATAATATTATTATGATCTTTATTTTTTTGAACTTTAATATCATCAATATCAATTTCCAACTTTACAGTTGTTTCCCCATCATCTGGACAAGTCACATTAACTTCCACACTTTCACCAACTGACTTAGCACGAATATTAAGAAATAGATATTCAATATCAAACGTTGAAAGTTCTTGTACTTTAATAGTTTTGTTTAAAATACAATCAGAAAGAGTTTGAACAATGGCATTTGTAATCTGTTTCATGTCTTCAGATTCTAATGCCATGATTAGAATTTTTTCTTCTCTAACTAGAAAAGGGCGATACTTTACTTTTTTTCCAGTTGAGGGCAACTCCAATTCATAAGTTGGAGTATTAATTTTTGGTAAAGGCATAATGACCTATTATAACTTCAGTAAAATTATTTAGCAGCATTTCCGGTTGTCTGTGTTCTTAAAATACCAGTGAGTCTATATAATTCATCGAGTTCGATATCATTAAGAGATCCAGAGTTATTAAGTTTATCTGTAAGAGTCTGGAAACGACCTTGAACTCCTGCAAGAGCACGTGCGTCTAATTGTAGAGGTTGTTCTGGAGCAGTTAGTGAACTTGGAGATGGGGATTCAATTTTTTCTTTTGTGGTAAGGTATCTGTCATAATTAAAAGTTACTGTCAATTTTAAAATATCAGCAGCACCATAGGATATTGGAATTGAAGTCATACCTTTGGGAAAAACATTAATAACAGTATAGGTTATTTGTTGATTTAAATCTCTTTCAAATTTGAAAATTTTCATCTTTGGACATTTATAATCATCTGGATAATTAAATCTTCGATATATGTTTATCCGAGGATCACTGGCAGCTGCTGGTTCGTTAAGTTCTTTACTATTACCACCACTAACATAGTCCATCCATCCTTCAAAAAATCTTAAAGTTTTATAATTTGAATCAACATAAAAAGATAAATCCATGTCAGTATAAAGTCTGGTATGAGCAAATTCTTGAGTTATACCCATAAAATTATCTTTTACTTCAGCAGTGGCAAAAGAAGAAGTTGGTAACGAAGCTTCAAAACAAAGATAACCTAGATTGTATCGTACAAATTGATCAATGTCTCCCAATTCTGTTCCATAGCTATTTTGTAAATGGTTGCGTAATTTTGGTGTTAATGGAATATCAATTAAAAAGTAATTTGTAAGAGCTAGGTTTCCAACCAACTCTCTCATTTTATCCATTTTTATTTTTTGGACAAGTGAATCTGCCACACTAAATATCTCTTATGGAGTCTTGATTATTAAGTATTTAGATGTCATATAAGGGAAAATACAGTCCATCATACCCAAAGAAATACAAGGGTGATCCGACTAATATCATTTATAGATCTCTTTGGGAAAGGAGGTTTATGGTCTATTGTGATCTGAATGAAAATATTCTTGAATGGGGGAGTGAAGAACTAGCACTACCATATCGATCACCAATCGACAATAAAATACATCGTTACTTCCCAGATTTTTATATAAAAGTACGAGAATCAAATGGGCAGATAAAAAAATATATTATCGAGATCAAACCAAAAAAACAAACTATTGAACCTAAAGTCCAACAAAGAAAAACAAAAGGTTATATTTACGAAGTTTATGAATATGCAAAAAATCAGGCAAAGTGGAAAGCGGCAAGAGAGTTCTGCCAAGATCGCATGTGGGAATTTAAAATTCTAACAGAAGAAGAATTGGGTATTAGCTAATGCCAAGAAAAACACTCAAACAAAAAGAAAAAAGGAATCCAACAGAAAATCAGGTTAATCGTCTTCGTTCTGTTATGGATAATCTCGTTGGAATAGAAGATCCAGATGATCTGATGTTAGAAGTATTGAATGTTTTAAGTGAGAGTGGAAGAATTCCGAGTGCAGGAAAGTATTATACTTTTGTTTATCAACCAAAAACACTCAATGTATCTTATGATCAAAACCCATTAGTTGCCGTAACTGATGTATTTCCTTGGGGGTTTCGTGGTATTAATTTTCATTGGGGAGAAGTTCGTCAATATACTTGGAGTGAAGTTGCTGGATCCCTATACGAGATATATCAAGAGGAAATTGCTGATGCTAGGGAGATCCCATTTCAAAATATCCGTCTAAATAGTTAGAAAAATAGCCAAAATGGCACTTTTTAGATATCCAAGAGAAGCGTTACACGAAACTACAGATTACCTAAGAATTGACATCCTTAAAAGACGTGGTAATCGCCAAGGAGGATTAGTTAGAACAAATGCCGCTTTTACCTCTGGAACACTACAACCACAAAATTATAAAACTAAAACGTTAACAAATAGTATTATATTACCAATACCATCTAACATCCAAGATGGAAATAGTGTAGACTATTCTGATGCGAGTCTAGATGGATTGACAGCACAAGTTTTTAGTGCTATTAAAATAACAGGAGATATAAAAACATTTAAACAGGTTACAGACAAATTAACGGATGTTTTAGAAAAAACTGGTGATGTTATAACTGGGGACGATTCTAGAAAAGTTCTAACAAAATCAATCGCAGCGGAGGCAGCAAATATGCCGTTTGGAGGTAATCTAACAGTAAATCAAATTTTAGCAAGAGAAAGTAGTGAAATTTTAAATCCAAATATGGAACTTTTGTTCAATGGAGTCAATTTGAGATCTTTTAAATTTTCATTTAAAATGACTCCTAGAGATAATACAGAAGCAAAAGAAATAAGGTCAATATTTAAAACTTTAAAAACTGAAATGGCACCCGGTGGATCTAGAGGCGATATTTTCTTAACAACACCAAATGTTTTTCAACTAAGTTACCGAAAGGGACCTGACATTCATCCATATTTGAACTTATTCAAACAATGTTTTTTAACTGATATGACAGTTAATTATACTGCTGAAGGTGTATACGCAACTTACAGCGATGGATCTCCAGTTTCGTATACTCTTGATTTAGGATTTAAAGAAATTGAACCAGTATATAGGGGTGACTATAGCACTGCAACCTCAGAAAACACGGTAGGATTCTAAAATGGGATACTTTAGAGAACTTCCGAGTTTACTTTATCCTTCTTTCCTCTCGGATAAGAATTCTTCTCTTGACTACATTGAAGTTAAGAACTTATTTCGTAGAGTAAAATTAAGAGAAGATTTACAAAACGTTTTTACACTATTCAACAAATATGAAATTCCAGAAGGATCTCGTCCAGAACTTGTTGCCGAAGAAGTTTATGGTGATGCCGAATTTGATTGGGTTGTTCTTTTAACGACAGGCATTATCAATGTACGAGATGAATGGCCATTATCTGATCGAGATTTATATAATTTTGCCTATGAAAAATACGGTGGAGAATTAAATGATACTCGCCTTTATGAAACCAGAGAAGTTAAAGATGGTAGCGGTCGCTTAATTCTACCAGCAGGTAAAGTGGTTGATTCTAATTTTACAATTCCAAACCCAGCAAATCCAAATGCGACTTTAAATCCTGTGGTTGGAATTAGCAATTATGAATATGAGGTTCGTAAGAACGATAAGAAGAGAAGTATTTACTTGTTGAAGCCACAATATCTACAGCAGTTCTTGAACGATATGAGAAATATTATGATCTATGATCGTTCTTCACAATATGTTGATGAAAAAACGATAAAAACAGAAAACCTAAACATCACCTCTCCATAAGAGTTTTAGGTTTTTATCAAAAGTCATTACATATCGGTGTTTGCGGGAGCGTTCTTTCCATTCTCCTGAAGCACCTTTAACTTTGCCTCTAGAGTGTTTAGTTCCGTCTGCATAGTAGAAATCTTTCTTTGGGTCTGAAAGTCCGCAATATTTAAAATTACAAGCGCGATAGATTGTACCATTGTGGAAATCACTATCAGCGTAAGAGATGATTGCTTTAACTTCAGTATCCTTCCGTAACTGTCTAATCGCTCTTGAAACAAACCAAGAAGTGATATTATGTTCGGTTCCTTGTATTTCGGGGTGTATGCAAAGTCGTG